AGTGCTCTTGCTAATTCATCCTCGTAAAATAATTTTAATTCTTGTGCTCTTTGTGGAGCGTATTTTTGTGCTAAATAAAATGCTAGTCCTGATGCCATACAAGGTACAAAACGATAAGGTACATCGGTTGCATCGGTATAAGTTGCATCAACGTCTTGAACTCTTTTAACAAAATAAAGGTGAACATCTTTTGACGCGGCTGTTGAATCGGGTGTCGGGTATAAAGTGACAGTTGTTTTGTCCACGAATCTTTGAACAAAATATCTTGTAGGTGTTCCTTTAGATAATTTATTAGCGAGACCAGAGTAAGTTGATCGATCAGTTTTAGTAAGAGCAGAATCCGCTTCAGAAGTTGTGCCTCTACCCGTTCGGTAAGTTGCTTCTAAAACATCAGCAATGCCATAGGTAGATGTTCCTGTGGTTCCTCCAGCTGTTGTTGCAGAAGTACCATCTCCCGATGCTCTATAGAAAATATATTCAGCTTGACCTTCAACTAGATCAATATTGGTATCGCCTACTTCCCAGTAGTGCAAACCTCTATTGCCCCATTCTTGAAACATTACATTTAAAGAACGTCTTGCTGTTTTTAATTGAAATCCTGAAACAGACTGTAAGCCAATTCGCTCGTATGCTTCTCCTATAATTTCATCAACGGCGAAAGTCTTGTCGAAAGTGACTGTACCAGAAGTAGTATTTGCCATGGGCTACCTCCTATGCGTCCGAATATAACTTCTTGAATTCTGCTACAACCGTATACATGTTTCCAGAATCAGCTGCACCTGGAACCACAAAGTTAACATCGCTTTCATTAGTATTAGATGATTTATCAGTTTTTATTCCACCAAATTCTCTAAAATCCCAATAACCAGATCCTGTTAAACCTAGAATTGGTATATCGCCATCATTATCTTCTTCATCTAAACGTGCGAATGAGTCAAAACCATTTCCAGGACTACTAGAAAACCATACTCTTTGTAATACTAAGTGTACGCAAGTAGAACCTTCATTGTTTTTTGCCATTGCTGACACATCACCAAAAACTGTTGTTCCACCACCACCATCTGATTGATTTACATACTTGATAACTACCCTTGCATCATTTTGTTGCAAGATAGTTGGTCCTGTTACTACGTCTGCCATAATCCCTCCTTAATTAAGATTACTAGATGGGGCCGAAGCCCCATCTTAAAATTTATTAGTCCGTGAACTTAGATCCTGGTGCACGAGTTATTTTAATACTCTTCAAATGTATTGCAGAATTTTGATTTACACTTTGAATGATAAGGTAAGGTACTACTGTATCACCGTCATCAAAAGTAAATGCTTCTGTTGTTGATGGAGCAGCTAATGTACCCGCATCCATAACGGCAGCACCAATGTGAGAATATGTTACCACACCTCCTGAAGTCACAGCAATTTTAAATCTGTGATTGTTATTTGCTGCTGTTGCGTCAGTTGAATCAGTATATGAACTTGTACCATCATTAAGTCTACTTGCAATTTGAACATCATCTGCTGATTGACAACCAAATGCTACAAAGTCAGTGTAAAGAGCGTCACCTGAAGCTGCTGCTAATATAGCACCATGACCTATTTCAAATTCTTCTACTTTTCTAAATCCAATTGTAACTGCATCTTGATCCGTCCAGTCAACACTGTTGAATGTTGCATCAAAAGTCAGTGCATGAGTACCAATTGTACATGCACCATATCCACCAAATTGTGTACCACCAAATACAATTTCAAGACCTGTGTTGTCTGCATTTGCAGCATCACCTTGAAGATTTAAACCTGCTACGGTGTTATTTGTATCTGTTGCTGGAACTGTACCTACTACACCAAATCCTTCAGCGGCAACTGTATGTGCACCCACAACACTACATTGTGCTGGACACACTTGACCAGTTGTATTTGGAAAAAGCATACTGAATAATTCACCAGTTGCTAATACGCCATCAGCTCCGCCTGCTCCTGTAAGTGTTGAAACAATTGGAGTTGGACATGAAATATAATCCCAATCTACAAGAATTTCTGGTTGTCTTCTTGTTAAAACTCCTGCTGAACTAACTGAAAAATCATCAGTGTAGACACCAGTTGAAGCTGCTTGTGTGGTAACTTTAAGACCAGATTCTGCTCTTACTGTTCCCTTAAACGTTGTATTTGCCATAATATTCCTCCTAGAATATTTTAAATGTAGTCCCTAGGGAATGTCGACTATACGCGTCTACATTTATTTTTTTTATTTAAATTTGTATAGTGAATAAAATATATATGAAATTTGAGTAGAGTGCATGGGATCACTGCTTAAAAGTACGATTTCAGCGATGTGGCGTTTATTTAAGTTGCCACAGAAACTTCGGGGCTGAATTACTGATTTTATTTTCTCTATCAGCAATTTTAAACTCTTCGGCTTTGATCTGAGTGATGATACTTCTAATTTTCTCATCAATGTCGACCATATTAAGAGTATATTTTCCGTGTTGATTATACTCATACTGCCAACCTAACTCCAAGGACCTCTTTTGTTTGTATAGGTCTTCGGTCATTATTAACCTCCTCATAGGTTATTCTACGGGTGTCTCTAAACATTCCCGTTGATTCCCACTTTATAGACTTTTCTCCTAGTTTGTCAAGGATTGATTTCTCTATAGATTCACGATTATCAGCAGCTAAAACTTCAAATTTAGCATGATAATCATAAGCCCATATATTAACTAGAAATTGTCGCATTTTTCTTTCTAAAAGTAAATTGTGGCGGAACTGTGTCCGCCACAAAATATTATTTTATTATGCTCCCGGTGATCCGAAAATACCTCTCCAGTCGGAGAACCCAAATGAGTATCTCTCTCTAGCTTTGTATCTTACGTTTCCAGTTGTAAAGTCGCCTTCCATAGCTGTTTTTAATGGTGCTCTCACAAAATGTTTAAGACCATTAGGTACATCTGTTTTAATGAACCAAGCATCTGTATCAGTTAAGTAATGATTCACAGTATAACCTTGTGGAATCATTCCCATAGATACAACTGCATTGATATCATTATCAGCTGTTCCAACTCTTTGTGTTGACTTCATAAGTCTCTCAGCAGTAAATTGTAAAGCTGAAGGCACAATTAATTTCATACCTTTAGCTGCAATTTTTAAACCTCTTTCATCTGTAAGAGCTGCAATGTCAATTAATGCTTGCTCCAAAGATGTTTCGTTAAGGTCTGCTGCAGTAGATAACTCATTCTGTTCAGTTCCAGAAACGATAGGGTGATCAGTAGCTAAAAGCTCCTTACCATCTCCACCATTTGCTGTTCCGAACCCGTTGTTTAACACCTTAGCTGCTTTCACTTGTTTAGTGTTAGCCATTGATCTCGCTAAAGCTTTTGTATATCTAGACGCAAGTCTATCGTACAAATTATCCTCGATCGCTTCTTCAGTGATCGCGAACGCTAAAGCAAGCGTTTCATGTGTATAACGAGCGGTGAAAGTTTCTTGAGCATTGTCAAATGAAACTCCCGTTCCTTCTGCTTTGATTGGTGCATTTGCGAAACCAGATAACATTACTTCTTCTTCAAAAGCTCTGTCGCTGTTTTCAGTGTCAAAAATCTCCGCATGTTCGTTAGCATAGTTTTTGTATTCCAAGCCGAATAGTGCATTCAAACCTGGCTCTAGTTCTTTAACTAGTTGTCCTCTTGATATAGCCATAATTTATTCTCCTATTCTGCTATTATACGCCAGTTGTTGTCATGAAGAAGTGTTCGATGATGATCACTTTAAAATTACAATTAGCTGACGTTAAGTCGCTATTGTCTGGATCATCAGAAACATTCATAATACGAAGATTCGCTGATGTCGTCGACTGAGTATCCGTCATTTCAGTTTTAGATATGTAGTGTGGTGCTGCTCCTGCCGCAACGGCAAGGTCAGCATTCGATCCAATATCAGCTTGCGCAGTTGCGCCAGATGCATCGGATTGTACTTCATATAACTGAAACGGATCATCATGTATATAACCTTTAATATCTGTTGCAGTATTACTTGCACTAACTAGTGCATTTGCAAAAGTAGGTTTCGACGTCGTTGCGTCAGTAAAGAAAACACCCTGAAGGGAACCTAACAGTTGTCCGTTATCTGTAGCTGCTGCTATTGATATACCAGCTCCCGATGTTTGTACAACATCGTTTTGGTATATTATTGAAGCAGAAGCTGCGATTTCGTACTCTGATAGACCTTGGGCGTCTCTATTACTTCCGACTTTGCCAATTGGTCTTAGACCAAAGGCAGCGTCTTGGTTTGCCATGTTTTTTCTCCGTAGTTTACAGATTGCTCTGTAAACGGTTAATAAAATTTCGTTGGGTTAGGAATCGCTAATAAATTAGTCTTTCTTAGTCCCACCGAAGGTTACACGAGTCTGCCTCTCAGCATTGATCGGCATACTTGGGTGCTGATCCTTCAAAAGATCGCTTTCAATCGCTTCGTCTCTGTCCTGAGTTACTTTTTTAAAGTACTCATCGCGCGCTTTGACGATCTCATCTGGTATCCTTGCCAGCAAAAGGCCACCAACTCCGATTACCCCTTTGTATTTACCTTCATTCATCACTGGATAGTCTGATCCTGGATATGCATCAGCTCTTACTAGCTCGTATCCTGATCTCAGTCGACCGGCCATGTTCTTTGTATCATCAAAGCCCATAGTCTCGGCTCTTATCCATCTATGATGAAATCCTGCAGGTGCAGGGGGTGCATCTAAAGATGACGGTGGAGTCCAAACAGCTTTTTTCGTAGTTTTTTCTCTGGTTTGGCTCGCACGGGAAGTTTTTACTTTGTCTTCGTTTTGCATATGCTTATGCCTCCTTCGTGATTTTTAATTGTTTCGCATATTCTTCAAGTGGCACACCTAATTTTTTAGCGATTGCTACCTGAGATGATGTGAGTCTCACAGTTTGGCGACCAGGTTTAACACTTCGCGTTGCTGACGCTACTGTTTGTGTAGGTTTGGTCGTTCCTTCCGATAGTTCTTTTCTATCAAATTTATGCGGGAAGTCAAGTCTCATTCGCTTGTCTATCTCAGAATAATATTCGTTAGAATGTGGGTCGAAGCCTTCTTGTTTAGTTAACTTCTCATGTAAGTCAAATGCTGTGTAAGTCATAGCATTATCTTTACCAAACCATTCATTTCTATCAGCCCATTCTTCTGCTTTTGGATCAGTAGGAGGTGCTTGAATTGCCTGGTTTAAAGATGGAGTTCTTACTTCCGTTTCTTTAGTCTCAGAAAGTTTATTTTTAAGAGTATTAACTCTTACTTCTTCCATTCCAAGTCTACCAATCTCTTTTTGTGCATCAACTTCAGCGTCTATATCACCTGCTTCTCTAGCTCTCATAAGCTTAGATTTAGCAGCTGCTAGACCTGAAATAACTCTATTCTCAACCGCAGTTACATAACTTGGCTCTAATTTAGCCATTCTAGTTTTCAATTGAGAAAGTTCTGTTTGACCCCCTCTAGCAAAGTCTAAAGCAGCTTCTTTTTGCCTTTCAGCTTCTCGCCATTTTTTAGTCAGCTTTGCAATTCTTTTTTGAACTCCTCGGGGTAGTCC